TGATAATTTTGATGATAGATATTTAGGACAAAAATCTTCTGATCCATCTAATGATAATGATGGTGGAAGTTTAATAACTGGTGCATTATATTTTAACACATCTAATAATGTAATGATGGTTTACACAGGATCTGCCTGGGTAAGAACAACACCATCATCTTCGGATCAAACAAATATTAATGCTTTATCAGCAAGTGCAGTAATTACTGACATGGATTTACTTGCCACATCAGCAGTTATTACTGATATGGATTTATTGGCAACGTCAGCTAATGTAACCGCTATGGGATTACTTGGTGTATCTGGTGTTATAACTGACATGGGATTACTAGGTACAAGTGCGGTTGTAACTGACATGGATTTATTAGGAACGAGTGCCAATGTAACAAACATGGCAACTCTTGGAGCTTCTGGTGTTGTTGCAAATATTGCTTCAGTAGCTGGATCAATAGCAAATGTTAATACTACTGCAACTAATATTGCTGGAGTAAATAGTTTTGCCGATAGATATAGAGTAGGATCTAGTGATCCATCTTCTTCACTTGATGAGGGAGATCTATTTTATAACTCATCAGATAATGCTTTAAAATATTACAACGGATCATCCTGGTCATCTATTGTTGCCGATACCGATGTTAAAGTTCTTGTAAGTTCAAATGATTCAACTGCTGGTTATTTGAATGGTAAATTAGTTGCTGGTACAGCAATTACTTTCACAGAAAATAATGATGGCAGTAACGAAACACTAACAATAAATGCAACTGATCCTACGGCTCTTGCGATTGCGTTAGGATAGAAAGGAGAATATGGCTAACACATTTAAAACTGTAACTTTTGCGGCTGAACCAGCAAGTGCTGGAACTCCGTATGTAATGTATACTGTAGCTGGTAGCACGACTACTGTAGTTCTCGGTTTGCGTTTAACTAATATCCATACTACTTCTGTATCTGTTGAAGTGGAATTGGTTAGTGATACTGCAAATCGTAATGGAGCAAACAATGTCGCTAATGGTACTGCGTTTCTTGCAAAGGATGTTGTGATCCCAGCAAAATCTTCATTAGAAATTTTGGCTGGATCTAAGATTGTAATGGAAACAACAGACGTACTTAAAATAGATTGTTCAGTAGCAGATAAAGTATCTGGTGCATTATCAATCATGGAAATAACTTAGAGGGTAAATTGACTTATATTGGACAACAACCTAGCACTACTTTTGATAGTGGTATTCAAGATCGCTTTACTGGTTTAACAACTAACACAGTAACTCTTACACATGACATATCTGCTGAAACAGATATTCTTGTTGTATGGAATAATATCGTTCAAGATAGTTCCACATATAGTGTTGGTGGTACTGGTAATAAAACTTTGACCTTGGGTGGCACACTATCAAGTGGGGATGTGGTTACTGTGTATTACACAAATAAAGTAATGCAATCAGTTAATCCTACTGCTGGAAGTGTAGGATTAGAACAATTATCAGCAACAGGTACAGCAAGTAGTTCTAATTTTCTTCGTGGAGATAATGCGTGGGCGAGTGCAGATAATACTCCTGCTTTTGAAGCATATTTAGCTGCTGCTCAAACAGTTTCAGATGCGGCACAAACTAAAGTAACCATTAACACTGAAGTTTATGATAGTGATAGTTGTTATGACCACACAACCAACTATAGATTTACGCCGACTACTGCAGGAAAGTATTTTTGTTATGGAACAGTAACTTCTTTATCAAGTTCAAATTCTGATTTAAACGAAGCTATGGCATCTTTTCAATTTAATGGAAGTAGAATTGCAACATCAAGCTCAACTTTTGATGATAATGAGATAAATATGAGTAGCTCTAGTATTTATAGAGTTATAACATTTAATGGATCATCAGATTATCTTGAGCTATATGGCAGAACAAATATTAATAGTGGTACTGCCTATTTTTCACCTTCCCACGAGAAGTCAACTATGTTTGGTGCATACAGGATAATAGGAGTATAGATGAATTTAACAAATAAAATAAAAGTATATTTAGATAGAACACCAAACTTTAATACTGAGGTTATTCTTCAAGATGATAGTAATAATCAAGGTGCATATATTAAAGAATGGAATGCTACTGATAAAGTTAAACCAACTGACGAACAATTAAATGCTCTTGAAAGTGAAGCAACAACTTTAGAAAATAATAATCAAGCTATTGCAAACAGACAAAAAGAATATGGCTCAGTTGCCAAGCAAATAGAATTTATAACAGAAAAAGGTTTGGAAGCATGGAAAACAAATGTTCAAGCAATTAAAACAAAGTACCCAAAGGAATAACATATGGCTTTTAGTAAAATAGCAGCAGAAAATTTAGGTGGTTCTACACTTCCAGCAATAAGTGGCGCTAACTTAACTGGGATTAGTAGTGCCTTTGTTCAAACTGGCAGAGTATTATTAGGTTCAAACACAAGTATTACTTTAGATAATTGTTTTACAAGTTCTTATGAAAATTACTTGATAGTGTTTAGTGATATTAACTGTACTGTTGATGACCAAACTTTACAAATGAGATTTAGAACAGGTGGTAGTTCTGGCTCAACTGATACAGCAAGTCAATATAGATATGCTTGTCGTTACTTTGATGATGATGGTGGTTTGTCTAGTAATACTGGGGTTGACCAAAGTTCTATCAGAATAGCTGATGGTAGTGAGGAAAGTGCAGCATGGAAAGGGTACAATGGAACATTTACAATTTATCAGCCACAAGTAAATACATCAACACGAATGACAGGACACGGAAGTTTTACTAGAAATACAGCAAGTGACGAAGATGTTGTTGCTAGTTATAATGCTATGCACTACGATAGTGATGCTCAACATACAGGAATATATTTATATTATAGTAGTGGAGATATTAGGTCTGGTGCTAGTGTTACAGTATGGGGGATTAATACAACATGACCTATGTAGGTGCAGTACCGACAACTGGCGATTTTAAAGTTCTCGATAGTATTACAACTTCGAGTGCAACTACCTTTAACCTTAGACAAGGTGGTGTTGCTGTATATCCTCAATCGGCTAATCATTGTCTTGTAGTTTTAAATGGAGTTTTACAAACTGCTGGTAGCAGTTTCAACATCGTAAATGACACAATAGTTTTTGCAAGTTCATTAGCATCGAGTGATGTAATAAATCAAATCCTAGTATTAGGTAATGTTAATGATATTGGTGTACCAAGTGATGACACAGTATCTACTGCAAAAATTCAAGACAATGCAATTACTCTTGCAAAAATGGCAAGTGGTACAGATGGTAATGTAATTAGTTATGATGCAAGTGGAAATCCTGTAGCAATAGCAACAGGTAATGATGGACAAGTATTAACATCAACAGGTGCTGGAAGTCCTCCAGCTTTTGAAGATGCTGGTGGTGGTGTTTGGGAATTATTACAAAGTGTTGATGCAAGTGGCACAGCGACAGTTGACTTTACTTATGATTTTCCAACAACATATAATAATTATGTTATTTATTTTAATGACTTAGGATTAGCAAGTAATGGTTATTTAGCTTTTAGAGCACAAGTAGGTGGAAATTCTGGTGTTAGAGATGGTGGTAATGATTATGGTGGTGCTCGTTATGGTAGGAGAACTAATGGCGATAACGCAAGTACAGATTTAGGTACTGGCGATGGAAATTACAGCATGGTTAATATAAATAATGGTCAAGGAGTATTTAGTGGAGATTGGAATGCACAAGGTTATTTATGGATAATGAATCCAAATGACGACCATTATAAATATTTTCAATATAATGCTAATTATGGAACTTCTGGGAACAATATAAACAATATTTCAGGTGGAGGAGTTATGTATCAAAATGGAAATTTAAGTAGAGTGCAATTTATGAATGAAGATGGTCATAATATGAGTGGTAAATTTAGATTATATGGATTGAAAAATGCCTAGATATCACGCAACAGCAAATGGTAATGTTCAGTTTACAGCAGAAGAAGAAGTTAAATGGGATAAATTACAAGCAGATGCTATTACAAATAGACCATCAAGAAAACTTGATGAGATAAAAGAAATCAGATTACAAAAATTAATTGAAACAGATTACCTTGCTAACTCTGATATAACAATGCCAGACAATATAAAAACTTGGAGACAATCTTTAAGAGATATACCAGCTAACCATACTGATGAAGATGCATACGATTTACTTTTAACAAGAGAAACAGATAAATCTAAAAATAATTACGGACAATTAACACATTCAATTTGGAGTAAACCATGAGCTTAGTTAAATTAAATGCAAGATCCGCAACAGCACTAGACGCAACAGTATTAACTGGTAATTTACCAGCTATTAGTGGAGCAAGTCTAACTGGTACTGGAAAAGTAGGACAAGTAATACAAAATGTTATTACTTCTGGTAATACAGCTTCTTCATCTACTTCATTTGCCGCTACAAGTCATTTAGTAGCGATAACTCCAAGTGCAACATCTTCAAATATTCTTCTTAATTTCAGTTTTAATCAAGGCACAGCAACTAATAATAGATATCCTCTTTTTAAAATTTACAGGGATATTGGTGGAGGAGGTTATAGTCATTTAACTAATGGTGTTGATGGAGAGCCACACGAACAAGGTGGAACATATCAAAATGCTGGTGGACAAGTTACAACTCAATGTAGTTTAGATTTTTATGATGACCCAAATACAACATCAGCCTGTACCTATAAAGTTTATATAGCTATGCAAGACACTACTGGAACAGTAAATATTTATGGAGCTGCTGGTACATATGGATATGCAACAGCAACGGAGATACTCGCATGATTACAGATTTAGAAAAATTCAGAATAGCAGTTGAAACATTAAAACCAAATGCAACTTTTTCTTTAAATTATAATAAAGAAACTGAAATGTCAGAAGCATTATTTGATACTATTGATTGGGTTACTGGAGCAGATGAACAGAATACATCTATTACAACAACAATAAATCCTCATTCAGAATTAACTTGGACTAAAGTAAAAACAGAAATGGATAAACTATAATGCCTTGTCCTGATTGCGGAGCAGAAACTAAAGAAGATTGTAAGTGTCCTGATGAATGTGAATCATGTGGAGCATAAATGCAAGTAAACCTTTCAGGGAAAAATATTTTAATAGCTTTAGGATTAATTAGTGCTGCTTGTGGTAATGTTTTTATAGTAGGTAAATTATTTTCTGACTTTGAATTATTAAAAACAAATATAGAAAATGTCCAAGCAGATCAAAATGTGCTTGAACTAAAAAATGAAATCTTAGAAAACTCTTATAAGATTAAGTCTTTAAGATTAGAATTAGATGGCGACTATCAATGAGAATGCTTTTTTTTTTGCTAACTTTTATTATGATTGTGGCTGCTGTAACAAGTGCAAAATCAGATGATAACAATGCCACGAATACAAGCGGTAGTAATACCATTATTGATGGAAATTATGAAACCACAAATAATAATACTTACCAGTCTGGCAGTACCAATGATACTACTAGCACAACTACTAATAATACTACCAACACTACAAGTAATAAGTCTAATATACCACCTCCTAGTGCCAACGCACCATCATATAGTTCTATGTCGCAAGACGTTTGTAGCATGGGTGTTAGTGGCTCTGTTACTACCAGCCTTGTTGGGGTTAGCGGTGGAAAACATTTTATAGATGAGAATTGTGAACGTATTAAATTAGCAAAAGTAACTAAAGATTTTGGGATGTCGGTGGCAGCTGTGTCAATATTGTGCCAGGATGAACGAGTGTTTAGAGCTATGATGATTTCTAATACTCCTTGTCCAGCACCAGGTGGATTGCTTGGTGATGCAGCTATTAAGTTTTGGAAAACATATCCAAAGCTAAGACCAGATTATGAAACGTATATTAAAGATGAGGAATACATGGCATCAATTAGGATTGAAAAAATGTGTGAAAATTGCAACGATCCTTTTACTCCTATTATTCCCAACATCCACGAATAGTGAAACTGTAAACACAGGAAATATTTTAACCAACTCTACTTTTGGTACTGGTACTACTTACGATACTACTGGCTGGACAATAGACGAGCATACTCATGGTCATAATTATATGGCAGCTGGTGGTGGTAATGATATTGGTGGATCAGTAGCAGCAGAAGAAAATACAATTATAAGTCAAACTGTTTCCCTGGCAGATGACACTAATATGATTACCGAAGAAATACAAAGTGGGTGGTCATCAACTCTATCTGCTGATCTTTGGTTTTGGAATGACTATGATAATACAGTTACTTTAAAACAAACAATAACTGGATCTGATGGAACGACATCAGTTAATCAAAGAGTTATAGAAGATACTGGATGTGGATCTATTAACTGTGGTCAGTTTGTTAATTATAGTGATACTTATATTCAAGGTGTAAACACACAAACTGATTTTGATATTAAAGTTGATGTAACTAACACCAATACTCTAACAGGTCATTGGGGAGCTGATATAGATGATATAGAATTATCTGTATCATACACAAAATTTGATCCTATTACTGAGGACATCCAAGATGATTTAGATACCATTGATGATATTGATTTTGATTATGATGAAATAGATTTTGTTATACCAGAAGATATATGGACAGAAGATTGGACAGACTTTGACGATGTATTCATAGAGGAAGAATTTTTTGAAGAAGAATTTGAAACAATATTCCTAGAGGAGTTTGAGGACTTTGAGGAATTTGAAGAAGCTGCATTTGAAGAATTAGAAGTACCAGAAGAATTTGAAAGTTTCTTTGAGGAAGAGTTTACCGATGAAGAAATGGAAATACTAGAGGAAGAATTTGCTGATGAGTTTGAAGAGTTTGCTGATGAGGTTATGGAGGAGGCTATGGAAGAAGAGCCAACCGAAATTGCCGCAAAAGAAGAAGAAGAAATCATTGAAGAAGAAACCAATGAAGAGAAAGAAGTTGCAGCTGCCGAAGAAGAATCAGAAGAAGAAATAATTGAGGAAAAAGAAAATGAACAAATTGCAGAAGAAGAAACCGATGCCGAAATAATAAAAGAAGATAAAGAAATTGAGGTTGCTGAAACCGAAGATAATAAAATTAACATTGAAGTTAATGAAAACTTATCGGTAGTAGTAAAAGAAATTTCTTTATTTGATGATGGTAATCAATTAGCTGCTTACGATAATACAGACTTTTACCAGCCAGAAACTATTTATTCTGATGTTGATAATGCTTTGTTTATCCAGGCTGATCTATCAATTTATAACAAGGGTATTTATCTTAACATAGGGTTAGATAATTATATTTCTACTGATCCAGTTGGACAGCATGAACAAAAATTATACGAGATTAAAGTAAATAAAATACAATTAATGATTGAGTTACAAAAATTAAAGGAACTATTATGATTGATAAACTAACTAACTACGCATCTATTATAGGTGTCATTGGTGCTATTGGTGGTGGCTTTTATGCCTGGGGTGAATTTAATACTAGACTTGATGGCATAGAGAATAAAGAATTTGTTGTTAATGAAACAGTTGATCTTACACCAGTTAATGAAAAAATATCTGATTTAGAAGTAGAAATATTAGATCGTATGTCCGCCCTGGAAGATGAGTGGATGGCTAGGGATAATGATACCAATGATGATATATTAAATGATATTGCTGGAGTGCAATCAGAAATAAAATCTTTAATAGAAAAGGTTGGTAATTCAGATCAACAGCTGCAACTTAATATTGTTGAGTTATCAGATAAAACTTTTAAAGAGTTTGGTAAGGTTAGAGATCTTATTAATGAATTAGCAAAGAAGATTGCTATTGCTGAAAAGCAAAGTGAATTAAATAAAATATTGATTGATGAAATCAAAGCGGAGGCAAGTAATCCGCTAGGTGGTTGATATAGCAATGGCTGATTGGGAAAAAGAAATTGCTGAATTAAGAACAGACATTAAGCATATGTTGCATAGCCAAGATTTAATGCAGCAAGAGATAAAAAATTTACAGAAGTTTTCTGCTATGGGAGCTGGTGGATTAAAAGCCCTGGTAATCATAGGAGTTATATTAGGTGTGTTTGCTAAGTGGATGGGATTTTTTGATTAGTTTTGTCTTATGAAAAAATAAAGGTTGGTTTACAATCTGAATTTGTTGCAGCCAAATGGCTGACAGAAAACAATTATACTGTGTATTGGAAAACACAGGACATGGATCCAATAGATTTAGTTGCTGTTCATCGAGTATCTGGAAAAGTTTTAAAGATAGACGTTAAAACAGCATCAATAAGAAAGACCTGGAAACCAGGCACATTAATACAAAGAGTACAAAGTAAGTACCAAAAACAATTAGGAGTAAAAATATTATATGTCTTTAAAGATGGCAGCTGCAAGTTTAAGTGAAGTAAAAGAAAGAGTACGTTCCCATGAGGGTTTTGAATTAAAGCCTTATGTAGATACCCTGGGATTTTTAACAGGTGGGGTAGGTCATAAGATCTTACCATCCGAAGAAGTACCTACAACAGAAAAGGGCTGGTTAAAATTATATGACCAGGACTTTGATAAAGCAGTAGCAGCTGCGGATGAGATTACTCCAGATGATATTCATCCAACAGCTTTTGGTATTATTACAGAAATGATTTTTCAACTTGGCAAACAAGGCTGCATGAATTTTAAAAAAATGCACAAAGCTGTAGCTGAAAAAGACCATGTGGAGGCAAGTATGCAAATGCTCGATTCCAAATGGAGAACGCAAACAAAAGCGAGATGTGAAAGTCTTGCGGAATTAATGAGGAATATATGAGTTATATTTTAGATAAATGGAATTATTTTTGGAAAGGTCTTACTAAAAGAGGTAAGATTATTTTTATAGCTGCTGTACTTATTTTAGCAGTTATTGCCTGGGGGCAATTTTAATGGTTTGGCAATTACTCGCAAAGCCGCTACTTGGAGTGGCGGCTGATGGTGTAAAGGCTTTCGCAGCAAATAAAGCTGCTAAGAATGAATTGAAACTAACTGAAATAAAAGCATCTAAAAAACGTATGGAAGATGTTGCTGCTGGTAAAATAGCCTGGGAGCAATCCGCTGTTGATCAAATGCAAAACAGCTGGAAAGACGAATTTTGGACACTTATTTTTGGGGCAATATTATTAGGATGTTTTTTGCCCTGGACACAAGATTATGTTGCTAAAGGATTTATATTTTTAGACGAACACACACCTTCTTGGTTTAGCACTTGTTTAATTTTATGCATATCTGCATCTTTTGGTATTAAGGGAGCTAAAGGGGCAATAGGGTTATTTTCTAAGAAATAAGCCAAAAAAAAAGCCTCATATTTGACCATACAAGGCTTTGTAGCAAGTGGGCTGTATGATTAGACCTGGCTAATTATGACGAAAAAGCCTCGTTTATATCTTCTCTATCTTTTTTAATATCTTCCCAGGTAGTGTTATACAATTTAGTCATTTTCTCATCTTCATGCCCCATCTGATTTCTTAATCTATCTCCATCATGTCCAGCCTCTTTTCTTCTACTGTTGTTATGTCGTCTATATTGATGGACACTAAACATTGATGGATCTAAACCAAACTCTTTGGCTGGTTTTTTAATGTTTCTATTTAAAACATTGGATGCATTTCTATAACTGCCATTCATTGTTGGAAATAAAATTAAATTTGGATTTGGAATATTTTTATTTTTTAAATAAGCCAACCATTCTTGTAATCCTTTAATTAATCTATCAGTTAAAGCGACAATCCTCTCAGATTTATCTGTTTTTGTTGGCTCAATGTTTCCATACTTGGCACATACAACCTGGTTTACTTCGACAATACCTTTATCTAAATTAACATCCTGTATTCTCGTTCCATAAATTTCATTAGATCTTTTGCCAGTATGATTTGAATACAAGTTAATGATATAATTAAATTTTGAAGTGTAATCTTTTCGAGGACAACTATTAGATCCTTTGTTTTTAATCTCTTCCAGGTGATCTAAAAATGGATCTATCTGCGATTTACTTGGTGCTATTATCTTTGTTTTTCTTTGTTTGGATTGATGATTAGATCTATCAACCATGGCACAAGGATTTATTTTCATACCAAAATTTTTAACAACAGCTAACTTACAAGCAGCCTCAAACTTTGCCCAGCATTTAGTATTATGATTTTTATTAGTTTGATTGACTAATGCCTGGGAAATCTGATCCGCAATATCTGGAGTGATTTGGCTGCATTTATAATCAGAAATCTTTTTATTTTTAATCTTTATTTTATGATTACTAACACCTCTAATTATATTTAAAAAACCAATATACTCGTTATATGTTCTCTCCCTTAAACCAGTTGTTGGATCTTTTTGATGCAGCTCCCATTTAGATAAATAAATTTTTTCTAATTCATCCAGGGCAAATCCAAAAGGTTTATCCTCAGCTGTATAATTACCATCATCAATAGATCTTTCTAGTTCTTTTTGTAATTTTTCTGCTTTTGCGTAAGCAGCAGCTGCTGGTAATTTTTTTGTAATCTCAACCTGTTTTTTTCTTCGTTTATTTAAAATAGGGCAATCATACCAGAACATCTGGAAACTTCTCTTGCCGCTATTTGCTAAAAATATTTCACCCATTAATTAACCTCCCTGGCAATAGCCACTTTATTTTTTTCATTTAATAATTGATCAACAGTATCTATTAATCTTCCATGATCATCGGTTTCAACATCAACTGTCCAATAATGAACTACATAATCATCCATTTGCATTGCATCATCTGGATAAATTAAATCTTTTTTAACTAAAGATCCAAAAACACCTTTTGCAGTTTTAACATCCCAACCTAATTTTTTAGGATTTTCAAAAATCACTGCATTACTTCCATCAGTTACATCAATTAAATACTGTGCTAATTGTCTTTCTTTATCAGTAAGTGTAATAATTTTTTCACTCATTAATTAACCTCCTTTATTTTTCTTTGATTGTGATAATTAAATGGTTTTGCAAAACATACTGGAAATCTAAAAGTATTATTTTTTCTTTCAGTACCAACACAATCTTGATTACCACTAGCCCCGCATAAACCACATCTACTTTTCCAAACTTTTGTGGGTGGTTTTGGTAATTTAAACATCTCTAATTGCATTAATCAAACCTCCCATATCGTTTTATTAAGATTGAATAAACTCGGTCATATAATTTTCTAACTTTTAGACCTTGTAAACTTTGCGGGGAACGAGGGGCTATTGCCCCTAAATCCATTTTTAATTTTATTAACTTTTCTTCAATAGTTTTTTTCAAACTATGCTACCTCCTTTTGCTGCTCCTGGTAAACTTCTTCAAAACTTTTCTCGGCTAACTCTTTTACCCAAGATTTAAAGTCAAAAAATTTATCTCTTTGTTTTGAATTTTCAGAATTTATTATGCTAGTAATTTGCAGCGACCATGCAATCCATTCTCCAACATACTCCTCCAGGGTAACATCTTTTTTACCCAGGAAAGATCCTCGATCTACGTTAATTGTTTTTGCCATTATGCAGCCTCCTTTTTTATCATTTGAAAATTAAAACCATTATTAAGGTTTGAAACTGAATTAACTCCATTAAATTCCTGGAGTAATTTTTTAAGAACATTTTGCCAATCTTCTCCAACATGATCTCTTAATTTGTTAAGCCATTGCCAAGAAGTTAAATCATAATCATTAAGTTTAAACTCATGCTCATAAAATCTTTTCTGAGTTTGATCTAAATTATCCTGGATGATTGTGTCTGCTCTATCATCTTGAACAAACAAATATTTAGTCTGTGGAATATCATCCCTAGTATTTGAATACTCATAAAGATCTATCATGCCATCAAAATGCCCATACTTATATTGACCGCTGTATTCTTTAAACTTTTCTAAGTTAGCATCTGTACCCTCAGTAATATAAACATTGACACTATCGCCACCTGTATAATTGTGAGATTTTGATGTTGCAACCAATCCCATCTCTTTAGCTTTCTTTTTTAGTAACTTTGCAACCTCTGCTGCTGGACTTAATTTTCTAGCCATATTTTCCTTTCTGTTAGTTTTTTTTATCATCTTACATTTATAACATAAGCATTAAATGCTAATTGTCAAGGCGATGTTCGCAAAAAATGCAAATTAATTTTGCGTATCATTTTGCGTATCAGTTTTCAAAGGGTGTTGGCGGGTTTTGGCGGGTTTTGGTGTGTGTAACTTTTTTATATTTTTTTGATGCAAAATATTTTGTTTAGGATTATAGCGGCTTATCCAGTTGCGGGAGTAGTTCAGCTGGTTAGAACGCTGCCCTGTCACAATGCTGTTCATTGTGGATATATATAGAAAAATAGACATTGCGTATCAATTTGCGTATCAGTGATTTTTTTTTAATTAATTATGTTTAAATAATTTGGGTTTTGATGGGTGTCAATAGTGATACGCAATTAGCATTTGTGTTTATCATGCAATCGCTTTAACCATTTAACATAAAGGTAAGGCGGCACATTATAAAAGCCATCACTTTCTGTTGGATAAATTTTTTTAACTCTAAAATTAATGATCTCATTGCTTTTAGAATCTACCTGGTACAATGTCACTAACCCAGGTACTTTAAGCCTCTCAGCAATCAATTGTGTGACTTTAAATGACTTAAAATTCTGTCCAACATCATAAGCTGTTTCGACTACTGCGAGAGCATTTTTACATTTTTTACATATTTCAACTTGGTCTATATCTATCATTGCCAAGCCATCAAATTGTCTATGAAATTCGGAGTAGTGATCTCCCTGGTTAAAATAATTATACCTTGCCATCTTTTGGAATAAGATTTAATTTTTGTTTAAGGCTTAAAACCTCTTGTCGTAAATCATAATTTTTTTTATAAGAATCTTCCAATCTATTTACAGTAAAATCTCTTTCTGTTTTTAGCTTTAAAACTTCTTTTTCTAAATCTTCTTTAAGGGGCATCTTTTAAAGTTTGTTTTAATTTTTCAAGATACACAGCTGCATCTAATAACTCTTCAATAATATCTTCAAATAATTCAACTGGTGTTTTTTTAGCTTGATCAAAAGTGCTGCCATATTTTTTAATGCCAAGATTTGATCTGGTGGCTAATCTTTTAATAATATTTTGTACCAATGGATCATCAGTTTTATCGTCTAATAATTTTGGATCTAAATCTGTCATTTGAATTTTCTTTCTTGCCATTCAACTAATTTTTTATATGGGATCATCCATTGCCTGTTTATCTTCGTCATAGGCAATGCATTCGTTTTGATTAAATGCATTACCCTTTTTTGTTTGACGATTGTTGGCAGCTGCGGATCGTAGAGTAAATCCCCTACATCCGCAGTTGTCATTAGCTTGTGAGGATTAAAGATCATCTATATCCCATTCCTCACCCGCATCTCTACCAGGAGGAGTAGAAACATTATTACTTGAAGTTTTTTCAACACTAGGTTGAGCATATTTTGGATTATGATCACCAATGTTAATAGTCATTTTAGGATTACCAGCCTTGGTAAAACCTTTCCACATCACAATATCGTATTTTCCAGCGGGTATAGTTATATCTTCCGCAATTTCATAACCCATACTATGTGATTTAAAACCTGGTCTTGGTGGATCTTTTGGTAATTCATTTACTGCATCTTTTAATTCATCTGTTTGTGCGTAAACATCAATATATATTACCGCTTGACCTTTTTTATTTAATTTAACTCCCTTAATTCCCATTACTCATCCTTTCTGCAATTTCTGGGGGCAGATTACCAACATCCGCCCCCGCATTATCCCCATTATTATTTTCAGCATTTTTGTTTCTTGGGGAAACATTCATCTCATCCTCAGAATAAAAATCACCATGCATACCAGTTAGTTTTAATACTGCTCGGTCTATGGCTCTTTTTTCAGCCATCGCTACTGGATAAGAATTTCTATTATTTTTCGGAGTACATTCACCGAAAGTAATTACTTTAATACCATCTTTAACAGCTGTGCATTTTACAACGCAGCTGGATGAGGTAAGATCTATGTATTCAACTGTTAGATCTACAATTACAATTTTCTCGTTAAGCTGTATTCTTTCAATAGATTTATGATACAAAACCCAAGTACCATGACAATCCCATACATCTTCTTTTTTTAAATTATGTTTTTTTAATAAATCTTTTATATCTGCTGTTACCTTTGGCATTTATCATCCTCCCATGTAACTAGCTTAATATGATTCCATACATTTCTATAAGCAATAGGACTTAATCCTTTTTGTTTTTTCCTGGCTGCACATTCTTTTTTTACTGCATCCTCACGATCCATATTTTTCCAATCGTGTGCAGTACAAATTACTTCTTTCTTAGAAACAAAATTAATTACTTCTGCTGTTTTACTCATATAGCCCTCCATAGCTGTTTACATCTAGCGACATACTCATCGCCAAAATCCCAATAAGGATCAGAAAAATCTGGATCAATTTTGGATAAAATTTCTGTTAGTGAATTTGAGGAAGAAACAATATTTTGCCTTATAATATTTTTTCTTGTGTATTCTTCCCAAGCCCAATCAATTGCATCTTGATTTAATTCATCGTGGCTTTCATCAAATATTTCAAATCTTTTATGTTCTGATTTAGTTTGTTTGTTAATCGTTCCTGGAGCAACATCATTTATATAAACAATAAATATTTTTTTATTGGTAGCCTTTTTATAAAATGCTGTTTGTCTAATATGTGATTCAGTTGGGGAATTGGGTATAGATCCTATATTACAACTCCAGCCACCATCGGGATTTTTTTTAGTTTGCTTTAATTCTTTTGGTTTTCCCCTTTGTTTTGTTTTTAATTCAACAATGACATCTTTACTTTCATAATCAATAAAACCTGTCATTGGCAATTCAACTTTAGGCATATTTGCCCATGCTCCTGTTTCAGATTTTATTTTTAATTTTTTATAATTTGGGAATATTTCTTTTAATGCCTCAATGCCATTTCGCACCAGCTGCGGCATTCCCTCTAAAATTTTTTCGTGATGTATTGATTCTTTATCTTTGAATAAAGATTTTTTTAAATTAAATTGAAATTCTCCCTCTTTAGCAGCAACATCTTCATCAAGTTTATCTATGATAGCAGCATTAATTCCATCTTGTGCTGCATTACCAGCCTCTAGAATTGGTTTTGTTCTAAATTGTTTTCTCTCTTCGTAAGTACAACATAAATATTTTCCAGCCCATAATCCATTTGATTGATTTGATTGTGATGGGCTTGTGTGGTCTAAAGAATATTTTAACCAATGCTGCGGTATTTCATTATTTTGCATAACCATCCTTTTTCGGATGGTATTAGCATTATTTGCAAATTAAAACAAATAAATTAGCAAAAAATGTTAATCTAGCTGGACTAGGTTATCGACACCCTCTAATTTGGCTAAATTCCAAGCCATTATAAAGGTTGATGACCATTTTATCTTACAAGTTAGCCATGCTGTACTGCCTAATGGAGAAAAACCATGTTTTCCTGTCTTTTTACTTATAGTATCAAGCCAACCTACCCATAATTCTCCATTATCATTTTCAACAACATTTAATTTTCCAACTCCATCTGGATCAATTTTTTTATGTTTTTCATAAGTACCATCAAAAACCATTACCTCTCCCTCATGTAAAGGTAGATGAAATTTAGATGATTCATAAGATTGACCTCGATATATTAAACCAAAATAATTTTCTTTAATTGGAGTTGGTACATAAAGCTGTGGTCTTGAAGTTTTAAAACTCTCAACTTTTTGACCAGTAAACCAAGCTCCAGCAATATCTAATGGTAATGTTGGATATATTAGATCTTGTTCACTTGTTTTTAATTCTTGTATCGTGGCTAATTTTTTAGCCATTCTTGTTGTAAGATTTGCTTTACCATTTAACACTTTGTTTAAATGTATTTGATTAGTACCAAGTTTAGCTGCTATTTCTTTTTGCGTAAGTGTACTAGCCTCTATTATAGTTTTTAATTTGTCATTCATCGCTATGTGCATAATGGATATTAGCTTTAAATGCTATTAATATGATTTGCAAACATTATTTTTATTAATTGCAAAAAATGCTAATTAATGTAAATAAAATGCTAATTTATGACATTAGAAGAATATAGAACAAAATATCAGCTTTCATTCACACAATTAGCCAGGCAAGTTGGGCTACAAGACCTTAAAAACCCAACGCAAGAGATTAAAAGATATTGCCAGGGCAGTACAATTCCAAGAGCTGATCGCATGATAAAGATTAGAGATAACACAAATGGAGAAGTAACTGCCAATGATTTCCTCAACGTATCTCGGTAATTTAGTCGTAATTCGCTGGATTGACGCAAAAGAGATTGATTATGGATGGCATTCAATTGAAACAATAAAAGAAGTTAATTGCCCAGCAATTTTAAGTGTTGGCTGGGTTGCACAAATTACTGATAATGAAATAAAAATATCAGCAGATATACCAACAGATAAGGAAGATGATGAGGCGGGAAGATCCCAAGCTATCCCCATTGGTTGTGTAGAAGATGTGCAAATTTTGGAGGGCTGGGATTGTTGGAACAAATAAAACCAAATCTGGATCATGTTATTCCAAGTTATAAAAAAAGACAGCTGCCCCAGGGCAAGTATTCTGATGAAGTTTATAGAACAGCTGCACGATTAAAAAAAATTTGTATGGAGAATTTATATACCTGGAAAACAATGGATGAGGACATTTTGCAAGAGGCTGCAAAAATGGTGAAGAATGCCTCTAGTTGATAAATGGAAATTAAATTTATTTGCCCAGGCTGATCCCAGGTTATCAGCTGTTGCAAGAAGAGTATTATTTTTATTATGTAATTATCACAATGACAAATCCCGGCAATGCAATCCATCACAGCTGCGGATGTCCAGGGATTTAGGAACTACCGATAGATCTATTCGCAATGGGTTAAGAGATTTAATGCTGCATGGGTACATCAAAATTATTAAAAAAGGCAACGTAGGGTTTTCCACAATGTATGCGATTGACTTCAAGCTACAGGAAAAATTCTTCCAAGCTACAGGAAAAAACTTTCCAAAAGACCAGGAAGATATTTTCCTACGAACTAATTTAAGAACTTATTTAGAAGAAGAGGAAATCACAATTTTAAAAGGGGGGAAAAGTGGATAAGTCTTATCTTGATAGAATGATTAAGAATATAGCAAAGAATAGTAATTCTAGTTATCAAGCTGTTAAGCAAGGTACATATGCAGCAAGAGGTACAGATGATTGGATTATAGGAAATATGAAGAAAGCATTATCAAGCGATACATTCCTAAGTTGGTTTAGAGTGATGGTCGAGGGTAATTATAAACAAAAAGCAAAGGCTAGAAAATATGCAAAACACCTCCTTGGCATTGACTAAAAAAACAAGAAAATATCGTGATAAGATTGATTTTACTGATCTGATTAGATTATTTGATGATGCAGCTGAAACAGATAGATTAATGCCGCATTATGTTCGTAAGCAGAAGATGAGTAGTTGGGTTGATTATCCAGATGAGATAACAGCTTATGGATATACCAGGATGAAAGATTTAGTGAGAGTTGTGCCAGATCAAATACAAATAGATCGCTGGGAGATTGCTACTAAAATATTGATGGAGATTGAAGATATGAACATGAGAAAAGTTATTTGGGCTAAGGCTAAAGGTGCAACATGGGTGTGGTTAGGTAAGAAAACAAAATTATCTCGTCAATGGATTAGAGAGAAGTACCTGGAAGCTCTCATCATCACCGCATTTAAAATTAATAAAACTGTAAAGAAAAATATCAATAAACTTTACATTATTAACAAAATAACCTATGATTCTTAATATGATGGATTTAATTCCATCTTTTTTTTTGTTTAAATGGTAGGCAGACCATCTAAGAAAATTCCTTGTGGAGCTAGACGTAAATATGATGGCAATCCTTGCCAAGCAAAAGCATTGGAAAATGGTCGCTGCAAGTTTCATGGTGGAATGAGTACAGGTGCTAAAACTATTGAGGGCAAAAGAAAAGCATATAGAAATTTAAGACAGTATAAAAACAATGCCAAAAGACTTGAAGAACTACTTAGACAAGATCCTGGAGGAGATACAGCTGGGGAACACATTAACCTCGATAACAAAGCAAAAGGGTTATCCTAGTTTATCTGCTGTTTACAAATGGATGAGAGAAGATCAAAAGATTGCAGACAAGATTATGGCTGCAAGAGCTGTTGGTGCTGCAACTCATTTGGATCATTGCTTTGATTTATTATCACAAGATATTAAGCCGCAAGATGTCCAATGGAATCGTGAACGATTACATCACTATCGCTGGGCTGCATCTAAACTCATTGGAGTTTATGGTGATAAGAGTAAGATCGAACAAGATAGCAATGTGACTTACAAATTCATTTGGGATGATGGATCAAAGAAGATTGAAGATAAGAGTAAGACAGCTGATGTCGGTATTTAATTACGCATAGTGAAAGCTCTCGCACACGCATTATGAAGTGCGATGATACGCAGCTTGATACTCAAAGTTTTAATTTTGTTTTGTGAATTGGAATGAACATCGCCTAGGTAATGCGTTAGTCTTGGAATTAATCCTGGATTTACGATCTTGGTTTTGTTTTTTCCCAGAAATCGGATGTTTTTTTGAATATATGACAGCCCATATACCCAGAAAAATACTGTCCGATGTTTTTATATATATATCGGGAGATCAAAACATTGACGTACACAGACGAACAAAACTTTTATGCCTCGTTAATTTATAACGAAGATACTAAAAAAATAACAATAGAGTTCACAGGCTTTAATACAGACTTAGAGGCTAAGAGCCTTTGTTATTTACTAATGGAGCAATTTGGAATTAATAACATGAATACTCAATTGGGTATTTCACAGACAATACATTAATGAAAAAAAATTCAGCATTAGCTTATGTTGGACACAACAAAGATAATGATAGAGAAGAAAACGATTTTTATCCTACACCAATAGGTGCAACACAATCACTTTTGGATAGACAAAAGTTTGATGGCAACATTTGGGAATGTGCTTGTGGTAATGGGGCTATGTCCAAACTTATGATTAACGAGGGATATGATGTATATTCATCAGATTTAATTGATAGAGGATATGGAGAAACAGGAATAGATTTTTTACAATCAACAAGACAAGTTGATAATATAGTGACTAATCCACCTTTTAATTTAGCAACAGAATTTACAACTCATGCTTTTACACTTGCTAAAAAAAAAGTAGTTATGCTTTCTAAAGTTTCTTATTTAGAAGGTTTAAAAAGAAGAGAACAAATATTTAATAAAAGAAAATTAGAAAAAGTTTTAATTTTTTCAAGACGAGTTCCATTTAAAAAACAAGGAGATGAAGTGGCTAGAGGTCTTATGGCTTTTGGTTGGTTTATTTATGATGTTAATTACAATGGATTACCAACAATAGACTGGATATAAATGGAAAAGTTAATATCAATTCCATATACTCCAAGACCACAGCAAGAAGAGCTGCATAACCAATTAAACAAATACCGCTTTGGTGTATGTGTAATGCACAGACGAGGTGGCAAGTCTACGTTTGGTGTTAATCATCTAGTTAAGTTAGCCTTAACTACTGATAGAGAAAACTTTAGAGGAGCAATGTTTGCCCCGACAAGAGTACAAATTAAGCTCATAAGTTGGGATATGATTAAAATGTATACCAGGGTAATACCTGGAATGAAGTACAACGAAACAGAATTAAGAGCAGATTTTCCAAATGGATCTCGAATACAATTATTCGGGGCAGAAAATCCAGATAGTGCCAGGGGGCAGTTCTTTGATTATGTATTCTGTGATGAGTATGCACAGATGGATGAAAGAATGTTTCCAGAAATTATTAGACCAGCTATCGCTGATAGAAAAGGCGGAGTGTGTTTTATTGGTACACCAAATGGAATGGATGCTTTTTACGATTTATTTGAAAAAGCAAAAGTAGATCCCGAATGGTTTACTGTTACCTGGAAAGTATCTGAAACAAAACTTGTAGATGAGAAAGAATTATCTCAGATGCGTAAGTTGATGACACCAGATCAGTATGAGCAAGAAATGGAATGTTCATGGATGGCTAATAGAAGTGGTGCTATCTTTGCTAAGTTTGTCCAGGAGATAGAAGAAAAGAAACATATAACAAGAATACCTTATGATCCAGGCTATCCAGTAGATGTCTATTTTGATTTAGGGATCTCGGATAAATGTTGTTTAATTTTTATGCAACAGATTGGAAGAAGTTTTAATATTATTGATACTTACTCTAATAACAATGAGGGCTTAGATCACTATGCCCAGGTTGTAAGAGAACGAGATTATTTTTATAGGAATTTTATTTTTCCTCACGACATTGAAACAAGAGAAATGAGTACAGGTAAATCGAGAAAAGAATATGCATATAGTTTGGGGCTTAGACCAGTTAAAGTGTGTCCAAAGCTACCCAAAGAGGATCAGATCCACGCTGCACAACTTTTTTTGAGCAAGTGTTGGTTTGATAGTGATAACTCCAAGCCGCTGTTAGATTCGCTTAAATGGTATCACCGAAAGTATTTAGATAAACAACGTACCTATTCTAAGCCTGTCCACGATTGGAGTTCTCATTTTTGCGACAGTTTTATGACCGCAGCTGTTGCTACACAAGAAATGGATTTGAATGATTCAAGACCAAAGCAATTTGCAGCTGATAATAATTACAACCCTTTAGGAGCATAACATGGGATTTTTAAAACCAAAGAAACCACCACCCCCGCCACCGCCACCACCTCGCCCACCAGTACCGAATGCAACACCAACGTATTCACAAAGATCAACAGCATCAAAAGCATTCCAAGCAAGTAATGCCAATCAAATTGAAACAGTATTAACATCACAACAAGGTTTGATGGATGATCCTAATGTTGTTTATAAGAAAAAGTTAGGTCAATAAAATGGGGCAAACAACAGCGGGTAAAGAAAAAAGAAATAAAGAAAGAAAACAACAAGTGGCAGCTGTCACTTCCGCTGCTAATCAAGAAATGCAAAATCAAATTAATCAAGGTAATCAAATGTATGGTGGGGCTGTGTCAGCAGCTGCTAATCAAGAATTAGTTAATCAAGGTTTGGCTACTGTTGGAAATTATTTTGAACAACAAGGTGGAGAATTTATAAAAATTTCTGAAAAAGATTATAAGAAAAAATTAGCAAGTGGTGCAACAAATTTAAGTACATCATTTCAAACTAACTCTGCGGGTAGTCAAGTTTTGCATGGAGGTGGTAATCCTAATGCGGGTGTTCAAACACCAGCTACACCACAAGGAATGGGAAGTGGAGATCCAAGTGGAGCATTAACATCTGTGCCAATATCTTCTCAAATGTTGCAATCACAAAACAAAATGAAAGGTTTAATGGTTGGAGCTTTATCTTTGGGGATGCCAGGCATAGGAGCAACAGCAATGAGGCTAGATGCAGCTAAATCATTAAAAGATGCTGCTACTCCAGAAACAGCTCATGCAGAATATATAAAAAAATTTAAAGCAAAACAAAAAGGAATTAAACCAGATTCATCATCAAATATTATTACTGATACTCTAGGAGTTGTAAAATCAACTCTTGGGGCTGGTGATAAAAAAACTACGTTAGGACAATAAATGCCAGTTATACAATTACACAATAGGTATAAAAAGTTAGTTGATCTTAGATCCAATTGGGAAAACCATTGGCAAGAGATCGCTGATTATGTGCTGCCAAAACGAGCAGACATAATAAAAGAGAGAACAAGGGGAGATAAGAGAACAGAACAAATCTATGATGGTACTGCTCTTCATGCCCTAAACTTACTATCTTCCTCCCTCCATGGTATGTTAACCAATGCGGCAACTCCCTGGTTTTCTCTACGTTATAAAGATCCACAATTAGCAACGGATGAAAACAATGAATGGTTAGAATCTGCTAACCAGGCAATGTATATTGCTTTTGATAGATCTAACTTTCAACAAGAAGTACATGAGCTGTATTTAGATTTATGTGCTTTTGGTACTGCGTGTATGTATATTGAAAATGATCCTAATGATCTTTTACGATTTACCACAAGACACATTAAAGAAATTTATATCCAGGAAAATTCTAAAGGTAGAATTGATACAGTATTTCGTAATTGTAAAATGGCTGCACGAAACATTGTCGAAATGTTTGGTGAGGAAAATGTATCGGAAAGAATTAAAAAAGTAGCAAAGGATGATCCTTATATGGATCTTACTATCGTTCATGCAGTAATGCCGAATGATGATGCTAACCCATACAAAGTAGATAACAAAAGTATGCCTTTTATGTCCGCATATTTTGATCCAGAAGATATGAAGATGATCTCCCTTGGTGGTTTTGAGGAATTTCCTTATTTGATTCCTAGATGGTCAAAATCGAGCTTTGAGGTCTATGGCAGATCTCCATCCATGATTGCTCTCGCTGATATTAAAATGATTAATAAAATGTCAGAAACAACAATAAGAGCTGCACAAAAACAAATTGATCCACCTTTATTAGTTCCCGATGATAGTTTTATCTTACCGATTAAGACTACTCCAGGAGGATTAAATTTTTATAGATCTGGATCAAGAGATAGAATTGAGCCATTACAAATCCAAGCCAATACTCCTGTTGGTTTAAATATGGAAGAACAAAGACGACAAGCAATTAGACAAGCATACTTTGTTGATCAAATATTAATGGAGCAAAATGTTCAAATGACCGCAACTGAGGTAATGAAAAGAAATGAGGAGAAAATGCGATTACTTGCTCCTGTTCTTGGAAGATTACAAGCGGAGATGTTACGACCACTTATCTCCAGGTCTTTTGCAATACTCATGCGCCAAGGTGCATTACCACCAGCTCCAGAAGATCTACAAGGATTAGAAATTGATATTGAATATGTTTCTCCATTAGCAAAAGCTCAACGAGGTCAAGATGTCCAGGCAATTATACAAGCAATGGAAATCTTAACACCGCTTAATGAATTAGCTCCTGTGTTAGATATATTAGATACGGATGCAATGGCAAATCATGTAGCGGATGTACTTGGTGTACCAGCTAAAGTTTTACGATCCGATGGTGAAGTACAACAAATGCGTGATGAAAGACAACAAGCACAACAAGCACAAACAGAATTAAATCAAGCAGAACAAATGGCAAAAGCTGCGGGATCTGCAACACCAGCATTAAAGGAGGTAATGGGTGGCTGATGCACAAAAATTAATAGAACAACTTAAAAAAGATTACCAACATATATTTGATACAGATGAGGGTAAGAGAGTTTTATCAGATTTACAAAGACGATGTTTTTTTACAGTTAGTACATTTGTACCAGATAATGCAAACGAAACCTTTGTAAGAGAGGGGCAGCGAAGTGTTGTTCTTCATATTATTAACATGATAACCAAAAAGGAAACCTAATGGAAGAAAATCAGACAACTGCCCCCGAAGAACAAACGGAGCAGCCTGGAGCAATCCAACAACCAGCAACACCACAAGAAACAACTTGGATCTCTTCACTACCAGAAGATTTACAATCAAATGAATCATTAAAAAAATTTAGCTCAATTGAATCCCTGGCAAAAAGTTATGTCAATGCGGAGAGTATGATTGGAGCTGATAAAATGATTAAGCCAAATAAAAATTTTTCGGATGAAGATTGGAGTAATTTTTATTCAGCTGCTGGGCGACCAGATGATGCAAAAAACTATGAAGTAAATTATGAAACAGATAATCCAGAAGCCTTGGATAATTTTAAAACATCTGTTCATAAATTAGGATTATCTACTTCACAAGCCCAGGGCATTTTAGATTATTATACTGAAATGAATAAAGGGGCAGCCGATGCTCATACAAGAGATTTAGAACAACAAAAACACCAGCAAGAGTTAGAGCTAAGAAAAGAATTAGGACAACAATTTGATCCTAGTGTAATGAAAGCAAGACAAGCAGCACAAACCTTTGCGAGTGAAGAAATATTAAATATACCTTTAGCGGATGGATCTGCCTTTAAAGATCATCCCGCTATTATAAAAATGTTTATGGGTATAGCTGATAAGATGGGTGAGGATGTTATTCGTGCCGAGGGTGATACAAATTTATTATCACCAATTGAAATTGATAAACAAATTGCAGAATTAACACAACCTAATATGCCTTACTGGAATAAGACACATCCAGATCACGATAAGGCAGTAGCCCAAGTATTAGAGTTACGGGAAAAGAAACCAAGAGATAATCCCGAAATAAGTTTCCAACCAGGAATGGTAGGATAGATCACAACCGAAAGGCGATCAAGACAACTGGGAAAGACTAGAAATCCAAAAGATTTAAAATCCAGGGATGCCCCATGGTGGATAAGCAAACCGATTTAACAAAAACTATGAAAGGAAAATTGTTATGTCAGTAAATGTAACAACTTCTTTTGTGGAGCAATATTCCGCTAATGTTCAAATGCTTTCCCAGCAAATGGGATCAAAGTTAAGAGGAGCAGTAGATGTCGAATCAATTAAGGGGAAAAATGCTTTCTTCGAACAAATTGGTAAAACAACTGCCCAGCTGAGAACATCTAGGCACGGAGCAACTCCACAAATCGATATGCCTCATTCAAGACGTAGATTAAATACTGCGACTTACGAATGGGCTGATCTAATTGATGATGCGGATAAAATTCGTATGTTAATAGATCCGACTTCTTCTTATGCTAAAGCAGCAGCTGCGGCTATGGGAAGAGCAATGGATTCAGTAATTATAACAGCAGCTTTAGGCTCAGCAGATACAGGTGTATCTGGTGGTACTTCAACCGCTTTACCATCTTCGCAAAAAATTGTGCATGGTAGTGCTGGTTTAACTGTTGCAAAATTACTATCCGCTAAGAAAATCCTAGACCAAAACGATGTAGATCCATCTATCAAAAGATACTGTGTTGTATCTCCCGAACAGATTTCAGATCTATTAAATCTTACTGAGGTTAAGAGTTCAGACTACAATACAGTTAAAGCTCTTGCACAGGGAGATATTAATACGTTTTTAGGATTTGAATTTATCACTTCTAACTTACTTACAGAAGATGCAACTCCAGACCGACAGGTTATTGCTTTTGCAGCTGATGGTATCAAGTTAGGTATTGGTAAAGATATAACCGCAAAAATAAGCGAAAGAGATGATAAATCTTATTCTACGCAAGTTTACTACTCAATGGATTTGGGTGCTACTCGTATGGAAGAGGAAAAAGTTGTTGAAATCGCTTGTGAAGAATAGGAGATAAATAGATATGGCTAGTGTAAAAAGTGTAAACATTACTAATCTTGATGCATCTCCTAGTGTGATGATTGATTCAAATAATTCATCAAGCCCACTTAGTGTGTGGCATGATACTTATGAAGCATCATCTCTAGCGAGTGGATCAGATATAACTATCGCAAGGATTCCAGCTCATGCTACTATACATGATGTTATCGTCAAAGCTGATGCTTTGGGTGGATCTTCAACTTTAACAGTTGGTGATTCTGGCGATGCTGATAGATATTTAGCAGCTGTCGGCACATGGAATGCTGCGGGGCAATGTCAATCTATGTTAGCGGGATCAACTGCGGCAAATACTGCTGTGGCTGGACTTGGCTATAAGAATGGCGATTCTGCTCTTGATATTAAAATCACTACTGGTGGAGCAACTATTTCTGGAACAATTTATTTCTGGATTTACTACACAGTATAAACAATTGGGGGCTTTTTTAGCCCCCTTTTTTTCAATCAATAAATAACAGGTTTAAAATAAAATGGCATCGACAGTAGAAATGTGCAACTCAGCATTAAATATGTTGGGAGCATCCAACATAATATCTCTTACAGAAGATAGTAAAAATGCAAGGTTACTTAACCAACGATATGTATCAGCAAGAGATGCAGTATTTCGTTCACATAATTGGAATTGTTTAATTAAAAGAGTTGAGTTAGCAGCAGATACAGACACCCCCGCTTTTGAATTTACTTATCAATATACTCTTCCAAGTGATTGTATAAGAGTAATTAGAACACAATACTCTAATGAAGTAGATAGTGATATTTTTAAAATAGAGGGTAGAAAATTATTAACAGATGAATCAGAAATTAAAATTGTTTATCTGGCAAGAATTACCGATGTAAACGAATATGATTCATTATTACAAGAGGCTATTGCAGCAAGACTAGCATCAGAATTAGCTTATGCAATTACGCAATCAAACTCAGTAACACAATTAATGCAAGGTACTTACGAAAATAAAATACGAGAGGCTAGGTTTATGGATGCTACCGAGGGTACAGCTGATAAACTAGAGGCTAACGAATTTATAACAGCAAGGTTTTAATTTATGGCAAGAGCATCTTTTGCAATATCTAATTTTACAGCGGGTGAATTATCTCCGCAACTAGATGGAAGAACAGATCTAGGTAAATATTTTAATGGAGCAAAGACATTAGAAAATTTTACTGTCTATCCTCATGGCGGAGCATCAAGACGACCAGGCTCAATGTTTGTCCATGAAGTAAGAGATAGTGATAATAAAACAAGAATTATACCTTTTGAATTTTCTACAACAGATACTTATGTTTTAGAATTAAGTAATTTAAAAATTAGATTTTATAGAGATGGTGGTATCATTACAGAAACCGCTAAAAATATTACTGCTATTACAAAAGCCAACCCAGCTGTTGTGACATCAAATAGTCATGGTTTTACTAATGGTGATCATGTTATTATTTCTGGAGTAGGGGGAATGACAGAAGTTAATGGTATTACTTTTACTGTTGCTAACTCTACAACTAATACTTTTTCTTTACAAAATTATGATGGTACTGCCATTAATTCATCTGCTTATACAACCTATACATCTGGTGGCACAGCTCATAAGATTTATGAAATTGTATCTCCTTATGCTACCGCAGATATTCCCAATATAAAATTTGCTCAAAGTTCGGATATTATGTACTTGGTACACCCAACATATTCTATTCGTAAATTATCACGATCAGCTCATACATCCTGGACATTAACAGAAATATCTCTCACCACAGGTACAGATATTACTGTTAGTGCTATTACCAAAGCAAATCCTGGTGTGGTCACTACATCAACAAATCATGGATTGATTAAAGGAAATTTTATTACCTTTACCAGCATTGGAGGTATGACAGAATTAAATGGAAATATTTATAAAGTTGGTAATGTTCTAAATGAATTTTCTATAACTGGTATTACAGCTGCTAACCCTGGAGTTGTCACTACATCTGCTGCACATGGTTTGGCTGTTGGTGAAAAGGTTACGATTACTGGTGTTAAAGGAATGACACAAGTTAATGATATTACTTTTACAGTTAAGAATGTAGGATCATCAACTACTTTTGACTTATCGGATGCAGTTGGTGCAAATTGGAATACATCAGCTTATACTGCGTATGCATCTGCTGGTACTGTAACAACACCCGATTTAAAATTTGAAATACAAGATTCAGATGGAAATAATTTAAACACAGGTGGTTATGGTACATTTTCTGCTGGAGGTAGTGATGTTGTCACTAAACTTACAAGCCCAGTATTAAATAAAGGCACAGGCACATATCCAAGCTGTGTTGTCTTTTATGAACAACGATTAATTTTTGCTAGTAGTAATAATGATCCGCAAACAATATGGTTTTCTAAAACAGATTCCTTGGAAGATTTTACAGTAGGATCTGATTCTGCTGACGCAATGACATATTCCATTGCATCCAATAAAGGTAATGCAATTAAATATTTAACAGTTACCAGGTCTTTAATTTGCGGCACAGCTGGTGGTGAGTTTTCAGTAACAGCATCATCTTCTGCCGAGCCT